AGGTCCTTTTTCAGCTCCTTTTTCAGCTTCTTTACTTTCTTCGTGTCCTTTTTCAGCTTCTTTATTTTCTTCAGCTCCTTTTTCAGTTCCTTTTTCAGTTTCTTTACTTTCTTCGTGTCCTTCTGTAGTTGGTTTAACTGTTCCTTTTTCAGTTTCTTTACTTTCTTCGTGTCCTTCTGTAGTTGGTTTAACTGTTCCTTCAGTTTCTTCATTTTTACTTGTTTTAGCAAGACCTCCTTTGGATTTATATGTGTCATATCTTTTTAATGATTTTCTAGCTAAATTTAAATTTCTTTTATTTCTAAATGTTCTTCTTTTGTATGAAGATTTATTTTTTTTAACTTTTTTTAAACTTTGCTTCTTTTTTTTGTATAGTTTTGATATTTTACCTTTAGTCAATTTCATTCTATATAAATAAATTAATATTTTTATTTATATACTTATATTAATGAGTGATCAAAATATAAATATCGCAACTTCAAATGTTACCGAAAATTGTGATTATAAATGTTCATATAGTTTTAAATATAATGAAAGTAATTCAACAGCTAAAAATAATGGATTTACTATATCTATAACATATGATTCTACCAGCACAGCTAATGTTGTATTTAATGAGCAAAAATATACTGTTAGTTCAATTACAATAACTTCACCATCAATACATTATTTTAATGGAACAACTATGCCAGGAGAAATAATTATAACACATAATCCTGTAACTACTGGAAACATATTAGAGGTATGCATACCTTTTACGTCTTCAACTGAATCATCTCCAGCATCAGAACTAATAACACAAGTAATAACTAAAGTTGCTACAAATGCTCCTAGTCAAGGTGAATCAACAAATTTAAATATACCAAATTTTACACTCCAAAGTATTGTTCCTAGAAAACCTTATTTTTATTATAATGGTGGTAATCAAGATTGGATAGTTTTTGGAGCTTTAAATGCCATACCATTAAGCTCATCAACAATTTCAACATTACAACAAATAATAAAAAAATTTCCTTTTTCAACACCTGGTACAAGTTTATTTTACAATTCAAAAGGTCCAACATCTGGTGTTCAAATAGGTGATGGAATTTATATTTCTTGTCAACCTACTGGTTCAACGGAAGAAGAAACAGCAGTTACATACAGTAAACAATCTACATCTTTTGACCTTTCAAATATTATGCAGAGTCCAATATTTCAAACAATAATAATGATAATATTTGCGTGTTTGTTATTTATTTTAATATTTTTTGGTATATCAATGTTTTATAATTATATATCATCTGATAATCCAAAATTACTAAAATTAACTTAAACATTAATTGGTAATATAATTAATGTATTTTATACTATTAATTGTAAACATATTGAATTGTTTTTCAATTAGAATATTTAAAAATAAGTATATAAATAATGAACAATGGAATATATTAAAAAAATATATTATTAATCCTCAAACAAATATAATTGAACGAAATAAAATAAATAAAATAATATATTTTTATTACGATGATTGGAGTTATTATAAAGCTTTAAAGTTTAAAAAATTTCATTACAATAAATGTAAAAATATTCCATTAATTGAATTATATTCTTATTCAAATGTTGGTTTATTGAAAGCTATTAAAAATTATAACGGAAAAAGTAATTTCATAAAATATGCTGAAATTTATGTAAATGGAGAACTATATAAAGGATTAACAGATCTTCATCCAATATCGATTGTTTCAAGAAAAGAACGATCTAAAAAACAAAATATTTCAGAAGTTAATTTATACAATAAAGAAAACATAAAAACAAGGTTTATTGGTAATAATGATTGGTTATATGAAAATTTGAATATTAAAAATAATTATTACGTCTATAAAAATTATTGGGAACGCGATTATGATTTTTATGAAAATTTTTGGGAAAAAACAAATTTATTAACTCCATTTGAAAAGTATTTGGTACAGTCAAAATATAACTATTTTTTGGAAAGTAAAGAAACTAATTTATATATAGCAAAAAAATTAGGATATTCAGAAGAATATATTAGAAAAACAATAAAAAATGCTTTAGATAAATGTAATAAAATAAAATATAATAAATTTGAATATTTACCAATTGCTTAAAAATATATCCAAATCAGTATCTTCAGTTAAATTTTCAATTAAATATGTTGGATGATATTTTTTAATAAGTTTTTTCTCTCTTATTTTTTCCCATAAAATTTTTCTGAATTGTTTTTTAAATTTTAAACAATAATACAAATGACGAAAATTGTTAATAATTCTTATGCTTTGTTTTGTTAAATTTGAGTCGTTTATATAATAAGTATTTATTAATTCACAAATAGGGTTATTATATAAAAATGCTATTAGTACTTTATCATTAAATGTAGGTATAAAAGTTAATTTATTACTATCACAATATAATACTTGTAAATTTTCTGGTAAAATAGGTAGTGAAGTTAATTCATTATTATCGCAATATAACATTTCTAAATTTTTTGGCAATCTAGACAGAGATGTTATTTTATTATTAGAACAACTTATTATTTTTATAGTGTCAGGTAAGTCAGGTAAATAACTTAGCTTATTATTGGCACAATATAATTCTTGTAAATTTTTAAATCTAGTTATATTTGGCAAATAAGTAATATTTTTAAAACGAACATCAATTACTTCAACATCTTCAGATAAAGAATTTAAATAACATTCAATATCAAATTGTGTCATGGTAAATATATATTAATTATGTTTTTAATACATATTTATAATCATTTTTTTTATAAAATAATTTACTAAATAATTAATTAGAGCTATTTACAGGTGAAGCATCATATAGATTTTCAAGTAATGGTTTATAAGAAGGTGGTGTAAGTGAAGAACCAGAACGAACTATAGGTGCCATTTTAGCTACAACTTCTTGCTCTAAAGTATATGGGAATTGATTAAAAGCAGTAAATTGTGACATTTTCTTTTTTTCAGATGGAGCATAAGCGGCGAGTGCACCTAAGCCAGTAGCGTTAGATGAACGGCGCATTAAATCAAAAGCAACTAAAGCAGCTAATACTGCTAAAATAGGATTTGAATATATAAACAAGTATATAACAATCAATATAATTACAACTTTTCCGACTAAATTATCAATTACATTAGCTATTATTTCAGGTGTTTTTAATCCCAAAATTAAATAAATTATCATTAGGATAACTAAAATAAATTCACCTCTATGCTCTTTTTTTAAAAGTTCTGTGAAACTATCCATATATCATATTTATAGATTTTATTTTAAATAGCATTCTATTTTTGTAAACAACATAAAAACAATATTCTAAATAATATTAATGAATACCTATCTTGGACAAAAAGGTTATACTATATCCAAAAATGAATTAAGTATTGAAAAACAAGTAAAAATAAGAAATGATTTAACAATTAAACCATTTGTTATGGGAGCACCAATAAATGATACAAAGACCTTTCCTGCTTATAGAGAATCGCCAAATAAATTCTATGTTCCACATTATTATGGTGTTGAACAATTCGGACCGCCAAAACAATATAAGATTTCTGAAGGTTTAGATATAAATTTAGAGTTTAATGGAAAATTAAGAGATTATCAGGAGCCTGTTGTAAATAAATTTGTAAATCATTGTCTTGATGTTAAATGTGGAGGCGGATTACTTGAATTGCATACTGCTTGGGGTAAGACATCAGCTTCTTTGTATATTGCTACTCAATTAAAGAAAAAAACAATTGTAATAGTTCATAAAGAATTTTTAATGAACCAATGGATAGAGAGAATACAACAATTCTTACCTAAAGCAAAAATTGGTAAAATTCAAGGTCCTATTATTGATATAGAAGAAAAGGATATCGTTTTGTGTATGTTGCAGAGTTTAGTTATAAAAGATTACGAGAGTTCTATATTTGAACAATTTGGATTAACAATTATAGACGAAGTACACCATATTTCGAGTCAATCATTTTCTAACTCTTTATTTAAAGTTGTTACAAAATACATGCTTGGATTATCAGCAACGATGGAACGAAAAGACGGGACAACTTCAGTTTTTAAAATGTTTTTAGGTGGAATAATTCATAAAGCTGAGAGAAAAACAGATAATATTGTAGAAGTAAGATCATTAACATATAAAGTAGATGATGATGATTTTAATGAAACAATTTTAGATTATCGTGGAAAACCGCAAAATAGTACTATGATTTCAAAATTATGTGAATATAGTCGTAGAACTGAATTTATTATAAAGACATTGTGTGATTTTATTAGTGAACCTGATATTAGTAAAGCAACTATTGAACATTATAAATCTGAAATGGATAAAAATGTACCTAATTGTGAAATATGTTTGAAAAATATAAACTATTTGGTAAAAAATACGTGTTGTGATTGTGTAAAATATTGCCTCTTATGTTTAGAAAAAATCCAACCAATTGTTACTTGTTTTATTGGTTCAGACGGAAAAAATAAACAACGGAAAGAATCACCCAAATGTCCTAATTGTAAAAAGGTTTTAAAGTATGAACAAAATTATATAGAAAATAAATACATAAAACCATTAGAAAAAACGCATACCATTATTATGGCTCACAATTTAAATATATTGCATTATATCTATAAAAAATTTGTTTGTAAAAATTTAGCTAGTGTAGGTTACTATGTGGGAGGAATGAAAGAATCAGAACTTAAAAAATCAGAAAAAAAACAAGTCATTTTATCAACTTACATTATGGTTTCCGAAGGTTTAGATATTCCTACATTGAACGCAGAGTTTTTAATTACACCTAAAACGGATATAGTTCAAACGGTTGGAAGAGTTTTAAGAGCCAAACACTCTTATTCACATCCAATTATTTATGATTTTGTAGACTCACAAGATTTATTTCAAAGACAATGGCTTAAAAGAAAAGCATATTATAAAAAACAAAATTATAAAATTATTGGTTCAAATATTGCGTATTACAATAATAATTATTCAACTTGGAAAGTAATATACGAACCAAAATTGGATAAAGTTCTCTCTCCTGAAAATATAAATAAAAAAACATTATCTTTAAAAAGCAATAGTTCATCAGAGAAAAGTATTGCTGAAGATACAGATTCTGACTCAGAAAACAATTTAAATGAAATATGTTTACTAAAAATAAAATAAATTTGTTTTATATTATATACTCAAATTTCATTATCATAGTTTGTTCTTGTTTTTTATATAATTATTAACCATTATATAAAAAAACCGACACAAAATATTTAATGTCCTTTGCTTGGGAAACCCATATTAGTGTAATGATTATAATTGTCTACACAATTAACACAGTTACTGAGTCTAGTGATTGGTGGTGGATTTGCTAAAGCTAATAAATTCGATGGCAAATTTGACGCACCAACAGAATATACAGGAGTCATAGGTAAATTATTTTGATATTGAGCATAACCTCCGCGTTGTTTACGGTGTCTTCTGGAATATTTTCTGGAACGTTTGCCTCCAGAAATAGCTTTACTTCTTAAATATTTTTTCATACTTCTTATTTTTTTGCTACCGGCTCTCATTCTCTTATATTGTTTAGTGATATTTTTTATTTTTCTTTTAAGTATTTTAACTCTTCCTCCTTTTTGAAGACAAATTCCAGGAACATTTCCAGCAGCAGCATCGACATTATATTTTGCTCCTGCTAAACCATGAGGAAATATACCTGGAGGACTTCCAGAAATTTCGTTACTTCCAAAACTACCAGGCCAATTTGAAGCATCTTTATTAACATAAAGACTATTTATATTACTATTAGGAGTTATATTACCATAACCTAAATTAGATGCGGATGATCCAGACATATATATTAATCTGTTATTTTAATTGGAACCCATTTCTTAAATTTTGTATTTAAATTGCATACCATTTTATGTGATTTATCTAAATTCACAAATTTATCAAGATTTGGATTCTCAAATTCTTCCTCATTATCACTTTCTTCTAATGCGTCTAAATCATCATTTTCTTTAATATTTCTAAATAACTTATTCATCATTACACTGGTTTTATAATCAGGAATACATGCTATACCAACATATTCATTACTTGAATATAAATGATAAATATCATTTTGGATATCAGGTTTCACAACAAATATTTTTGTAAATTTGTTGTTAATGTTTAAATCATGGGTTTTCAATATTTTAATTTGATTATTTATAGGTTTTATTATGTCTTCAGATGTATCTTTAATATATTCTTCAAAATTTAATATTAATTGTGAATTATCATTATTAATATACTTAATATAATCTAGCTTATATTTAATAGTGTCTAGATTAATTTTGAGTTCATTTGTAGACTTTGAAATTACAGGGAGACCAAAAACTAAAAAATAATTATTATAAGAAACTTGCTTAATTTCTGTTTTTAATATATCACATATCTTATTAATTTTATTTGTTAAACTATATCTAGATATATCTCGTCCCTTATATAAAAATATATCTTCAATACTAAAAAATGGATTATTTAAATGATAAAATAAAGTACCATAAAAAATAGTTCCATAACATAATGATGTAGAGAAACATGAATTCATAATTTTTATATTTCTAATTTCTTTCTTATTTTTATTATCAAGTTCAAGTAATAAACATAGAAATTTATCATTATAATAATTAAACCAAATAAAACATTTCTTGCCTTTTGGAATAGCAAAAATTAAATTAGAATTATAAACTTTCTTATGTGTAATTTTTTCATAAGAAAGTTTTATATTAGGAAATTCACTAACAATATTTTGTTTATCTTCTTGGGTTAACATTTAGTTATATTAATATATTATCTTTAAATCATTTAATAATTTGAATAAGATAATGTATCATTATTAATTGAATCTAAAGAAGATACATTTGTTTTCGAACTATTCAGTTGACTTTTTAAAAAATTTTTCAACTCATTTTTCATATTGTTTTCATCATTTTTTGGTAATAGATTTATTAATGTATATTCATCTATATCATTACTACTATTAATATTGTTATTATTACTATAATTACTACTATTATTACTACTATTAATAATGTTATACATATTTTCATATTTTTGTGTTGGAGTATTTACTAAATCTTTAATTTTTGGAACTGTAAGTGTTGTTTTAAAAAAATTAATTAAATGATGTACTAAAAAAATTAAAACAAACGATATTATTGTAATTTGTATGATCCAAGATAACATAATATATTATTATATTAGTTTAGAACCAATAGAAACTCAATTAATTCTTTTTTTATTAAAATATTATTTATATCTGTATCTATATCTATTTCAAAATATATATCATTTGGTATTAATTTTGTTTTTTTACAAATATACTTTATTACTAAACATACATTTGAATTATTATTTATTTTATAATAATATTCTTTAGTATCAAAAGATTGATGTACTTCTCCATGAACACTAGATACTTTATTTCTATTAAAATATGATGGGTCTACAATAAGAGTAAAATCTTCAAAAAATTTGTCGTATTTTTTTATATCCTTATCAACTATGTCTAATGTATAAACGTCTCTATCTTCTATACTATATATACCTTCGTTTGTATATAAGTTAATATAATTTTTCGTATTAATTAGATTGTCTTTAAATATATCAGAAATATTATGCAAAATATCTAAATTAAAATTGTTTATGTATATTTTCATTAAATTAATATTACATAAACTATTTAAACCTATTCAATTAATATTATTTAATTATGACTCAACCAGTTGAAATTATAATAGTTGAAAGATTAGGTTCATTAAAATCACTCGCAGTTAAAGATTTTAAACAAGAAGAGCTTTATAAAAAATGTGGATTTAAAAAATCAGAAGATTTTAATAAACAAACTGAATGGATAGTTAAAATTAATGGAGTTAAGTATATAATTCAACTTTATGCTAAGGCTGATGGAAGAGCTAATTCTGAAAATAAATATGAGTTTCCACCTCCTGTTGATACTAAATTATTTTATGGATGTTGTGCTTTAGTTGGTTACGTTAAGAATGATGATGGAACAAAAATATTAACCAATTTAACTTTATCAATTTGGAATAAAATTTATGAAAAGTTATTTGGCGGTTTTGAAGATTTAGCAGCTACAGCAAAAGAAGATGAAGAGGAAGAGGATGAACTAGAAAATATTCCGAAGGAAAAGAAAACAAAGCACGGATATTTAAAAGATGGATTTGTTGTGGATAGTAGTGATACTGAAGAGCAAACACCATCCGGTTCTGAATTGAGTGAATATGAAACAGATGATTCTGAAGATGATGGTGAAGATGAAGAAAATGATGACGAATTAGTAATAGATGATGTAGGTTCAGAACTATCCGAAGAAACATATGATTATGATGATAAAGATGTAGGTAAATAAAGATAATAAAGATAAATTATTTACTAATATTTTTATTGTGTTGTAATTTTAATATTTCTGACATGAAATTAAGTTCATTTTCTACAGCATCTTTTATTTTTTTTTTACAAATATCAATAGCAGCTTGGTTTTTTGTTTTATATATCCAATAATAGCACAATACTTTTGTCTTATGTTTTTCTCCATTAAAAATAGATAAGATATTGCCATTTTTATCTTCTACAACGTGTTTAATTATTACAAAAATAAAATAATCGTTTTTATCAGATGATTTATAAAAAACTTGTTCTTTTTTCTTTTCAGATGATTCAAAACTTATAGATAGTTCAATTTTTTTTAATAAATCGAAATTAGGAATTCCTACGTGAGCCTCCAAAACAGCACCAAGTATTTGGGATATTTTTTTTATATCAGCTGATAATGTAACCTTTGTTATTTTTTGTTCTAAAACACTAGCTTCAACTTCATAATCAGGTTCTTCAACTAAGGTTTCGTTTTTAATTATATGGTTATTATTATTTTCATTAACAACTTTTTTTGAAACTCTTATAAGTTCGTTTATTCTACTAGTTGAAGTTGAATCATCAATAAAAAATAATTTGTATTGATTTCCTATTATTATTTCGTTACTATCAGTATCATATAAAAATTTTTGTTCTCCGCATTTATTACATTGTCCTACCCAAAACCTATTAAAATTAAAAGCAAAGCGACTCCAAAAAACATGATGATTATTTCTATAACCCCATAATTGTTTAGTATCAAAACAATAAAAACATTCTATATCTTTAATATTTTTTTTCATCTCATTTGCTAATAAAATATCATTCTCATCGCCTATTTTTAATAATTCGATTTTATTAAGAATCTTATTCTTAATTTCAGAACTCATATATAATATACTATTAAATAATTTATAACTTTAAAAAATAAAATTGATATTGATTTAAATATAAAATTAATATGTAAATCAATTAAAATGTCGTTACGCAAGATTGAAAATCCTGAAAATTTTAGAGCTAACATTAGAAAGAAGATTAATGAAAAAATAAATAATGAAAAAGCAACTTTAAATTTGGAAAAGGGAATATTTAATTATTCTTTAAAAGAAGCTGAACAAAGAAAAATTGTTAAAAAATGGGACAATAAATTCTTTGTTCAAATTTATCTCAATCATTTAAAAAGTATCTTAAATAATTTAACTGAAAAATGGATTAAAGAAATTAACAGTGGATCTATTCAACCTCATAAAATAGCATTTATGACACATCAAGAGCTTAATCATGAAAAATGGTCTGAATTAATTGAAGCAAAGTCAAAAAGAGATAAAAATAAATTTGAAGTTAATATTGCGGCATCTACTGATACTTTTACTTGTCGTAAGTGTAAAGGTAATCAGTGTACATATTATCAAATGCAAACAAGGTCAGCAGACGAACCTATGACTTGTTATATTTCTTGTTGTAATTGTGGAAACAGATGGAAACAAAATTAATTTAAATTATCTCTTTATTTCCTTTATTATCATAAACCCAAATTTCATAAATATAATTTAATTTCCTTGCTGCTTGTTGTTTTAAAAATACAATATTTTTTTGTTTTTCTAATGTCCAAGTTGATTTAACCTCAATACATTTATTTAAAGATGGAATAAAAATATCTACATAATGGCGTCTTTTCTTACCATTTGAGTCTTCATACCAAATTTCAGGAACATTTTTACAACCAGTTAATATATCAGTTTCCATTATATTATTTTTAATTAATTCATCAAGAGCAAAATTTTCATAACCTTGTATCTTAATATTTTTTCCTGATGGCATTGTATATTCTTTTTTATAGTAAGACATTTTAACATTTTTTTCCATTATTTCGGGACATTGTGAGACATGTTCAACACCATATTTCTTTAAACATGTTTGCTTACTTTTTTCCTTTATTTCTTGACATTTTAAAGGATTTTCAAAACCATATTTCTCTAAATTTGTTTTGTATCTTTTTTCTTTAACTGAATCACATTGTAATCCATAATCACATCCATATCTCTCTTTATTTGTCTTTTTAATTTTTTCTCTAATTTCTTTATTCTGATTAAAGTTTTCAAAACCATATTTTTTAAGACAAGAATCTTTCATTTTATCTTTAAATTCATCTAATTGGGCTGCATATTCAACACCATATTTTTCAAGCATAGTTTCTTTAATTTTATTAAATTTAATATTTTTTGCACAT